ACGTCATCGACGGTCTTGACAGCCTTCTTCACCAAATTAACCGCAGCACTGACTGCTGCTAATGCGGTTAGCGGGTCCATAAAACCTCAATTATTATTTTGACCGTCCAAATGACAATACCGACAATGAAAATCGCCGCGACCAGAGCCTCGGCGAAGTCTTTCATGACTTGTCGGCCTTGCCGTCCAGCTTGTCAAAAATCTGCTTCAAGATGGACTTGATCTCACTGATGTCAGACCTGTAGTCATCCTTGGCAACGTAGGTGTGCGGCAGATCATTAACCTTGTCTTCCAGCCGCTGAATCTGGCGCGTCAGGTTGTTGATGACGTAGGCCGCCAGGAAGCCTGCAACGGATACTACAAGGTTGAAAAGCTGTTGGTTGTCCATGTCACGACTCGGCTGAAAGATGGGCTATTTTAAGCTGACCAGGGCGTGCCAGTGGCAACCACGGGGTTTTTCTGCAAGGCAATGTTCTGAGCCAGAGCAGCGTCAACAGCAGCCACGCCTTCAGCACCGAGAGAGTCTTTAACCCACTCAATGACAGGCGACTGCGCTGCCGGTGGTGGTGGCGGAAGGGCGTCCATGATCAGAGTAGGATTTTCTTCAGCAGTTCAGCGGCAAAGCCTGGGCCAAGCAGCGTGACCGCAATCAGCGCGTAGAGGATGTACTCAATGCGGCTCATGCGCTTGCTGCCTGACTCAAAGCTCTTTTGGATCGCTTGATAGCGCAGCGCACAGACTTCCTCATGCGTTGCTAGCCGAGCGTCTGTGGCGTCTATCTGGTTCATGCCAGTTGCTCAATGATGGTCTTCAAAGCAGCCACATCAGCAGCAGCGTCAACCGCCGTTTGCATCTCAGCATACTTAGTACGGATAACAGCACGGGCAGCTTCAGCAGCCATTGCCTCTGACGGGATGGTGGCCTTCACATCTAGCGGTGCAAACTCAGCAGCACGGGCTGTCCTACGCGCATCATGCGTGATGGCCTTGGCTTTGGTCAGGTTGATGGTAATCATGCTGCGTACTCCCATGCGTTCCGAAATGTCCTGTCTGACGGGATGTCTGCTGCGTCAACGATGGCGTACTCAGCGCCCTCTGGGATGTCCTTCATGCAGGCTTCAATGGTGTCGGCTGGGATGATGACTGCCACGCCGCCATCGGCTGTTTTATAAATGATTCGTTGGGTCATGGTGTTCTTTCAGCGGAGCAAAATAACATTGCCGTCATAAACATCTTGCAAACCGCCTCCGGTGGTCCGCGCACTTAGTCTAACTGCGGTTGTAGTTTTTGTAGTTGGCGCCGCAGTTGATGCGGAGGATGCAATACCTAGGCACATTCCCGCGCCGCCATTTGTAACAAAACCGCCTAATGCGTAGTTTGCATCTGGCAACGCAGTTGTAAAGTTAACTGTGTAGTCGCCAGTTCCGTTATCTGTAATGCTGCTCACATTACCACTAGCATTAATTACCACAGTGCCAGTGCCGTTAAAGTTCACCCATGCCCTAGCTGCATAAAGAGGTGCAGTACCTGAAACAGTAGCAAACTGCGCCGAGTTAATGTTAGGCGTAATCAGTGTAGGGCTTGTACTAAGAACATTATTTCCAGAACCTGTTGAAGTAGTAACGCCTGTACCACCATTGGCAACTGGCAATGCAGTGCCTGACAAACCAATTGCTAGCGTTCCGCTTGTTGTAATTGGTGAGCCAGAAATAGAAAGGAATGAAGGAACAGTTGCCGCAACGCTTGTTACAGTACCCCCAGCAGTCCCATTTGAAACAGCAGTGACCAAGCCTTTGGCGTTGACAGTAACGCTAGCGTTTGTAAACGATCCGACATTGGCATTGACGGTCGCCAGTGTGCCAGCAGCAGTGACATTTCCTGAACCGTTAAAAGATGGGCTGGTGTACGCTAAATCACCTGTAATGGCAATGGTGCGACCAGTGGTTAAGGTTGCTGCGCTTCCCGTGGTGTTTTGATTAAGCGTAGGAATGTCAGCGGCAACAACCGCCCTAAATGTCGGTACACCCGCCGACCCGTTAGGAGCAGCCAAGACATAGTTTGCCGTCTTGCTAGCGTATGGATTCTGGGTGTCGCCATAGCCCGAGGCCAAACTGATCGCGGGCGTTGTGCCCCCGCTTGAGGCCACGGGGGAAGTACCCGTTACGCTCGTGACCGTACCCACATACTGATCATTTGAGGTGATCGTAAAGTTGGGATAGGTGCCCGTGATGCTGGTTGTCCCCGCACCCGTCAACGCCACCGTCTGATCCGGTGCCGAGTTCGTGATAGTAAAGTTGGGGTAGGTGCCACTGGTGCTAATCCCAGTGCTTGCCGTCAGGCTGACAGTTTGATCAGGAGCCGAGTTGGTGATCGTAAAATTGGGATAAGTACCACTGGTGCTGATGCCGGTTCCAGCCGTCAATGCCACCGTTTGATCCGGGGCACTGTTCGTAATCACACCTGTCGCGCTGCTGTAACTGATTCCAGTCCCAGCGCTAACCGAGGCCCGCGCCCTTGTGTCGGTGTAGTAGAGGTTTGTACCCTCGTTGATGTTGGTCGTCGTCAGACTAACCGCACCCGTTTGCCCGTTGACCGAGGTCACCAAGTTCGACTGGTCGATCTTTTGCCAGACCGTGCCGTTGAACATCAACCAGTCGCCAATTTGCCAGTCGGTAATGCCGTCCAGGTTGGTCGAGCCTGCCGTGGCCACAATGTAGTAGTAGCCGTTCACGCCCACGCCAGAGGCCAGCGTCGGGGTGTTGGTGTTAGCGTTCCAGGTGCCTTGGTACGACAGGCCACCAGCCACAGAGGCCCACGACACCATCGTGCCGTTGGTGGTCAGGAACTTACCCGCGTTGCCCGTTTGGCTGGGGTAGATGTTATTGATCTGGGTCTGGAGCGAGGCCAGCGCGTCAATCACCGTCTGGCTCGTACCACCACCGTTCGTGATGACCTTGATCTTCTCAGCGACATCAGGGGCAATCACCTCGCCCACGTTGATCGTGCGGCCCGAGGACAGGCTAATGATCAGCGAGCCGTCAAAGTCAATATGCGCGTCGGTGACCGATACGCCATTCTCTCCATCGCGCCCATCCTTACCATCTAGCCCGTTGGCCCCTCGAGGACCAGTCGCACCAGGAGAGCCGTCCCGACCTGCGCGGCCATCCTTGCCATTGGTGCCGTCGCGTCCATCCTGGCCATCCTTGATGCTGGCCACCCGCTTCTCAATGGCTTTGCCCGTCTCGTCGTATCGAGACTTAATATCAGCCTCAATCTTCTTGAGCGCCTGCACCACCATCTGGACGTTCTCGCCAATGCGCTGCTTTTGCACTGTACGAGCGTTGCCCATCGTTGTCTTGATAGAGTCGAGGACAGCATTTTGCTGCTCCTCCGTCATCCCCTTGAGGATTAGCTGCTTGGCTAGGCTTTCAACGTCCATTGTTCAACTCCTTAGTCAACTGATCCAAGAAGTCGTCTTCCATCCCCGATACCTTGTTTTGCTTGTCGGCCATCTGCAACTCAACGATCTTAGACTTGTTCTTGATGTCCGCCTCTTTGAGCATCAGCTCGGCGATCTTGACACGCTTGTCGAACTCGTTGCTTTCGTTGCCAGCAGGCAGGTTCTTGGTCGTCGATGCGATCACCTTGGCCTGCACTTCTTGCGGCATGAGCTGCGCCTCGGTCATCAGCTTGGTAGCCTCTGCCCTGTTCTGCTCGGCCTGTGTCGTGTTGACCGCGATCTGAGCCTGCGCTGCCTGCAAGGCCAGCTGCTGCTGCACCTCTTGCATCTGCTTGGCCTGTGGGTCTGGCTGGCTCATCTGGTCCAAAGCCGCCATCAGCTCGTAGCGGTTGCTCAAGCTCGAGTTGTTCATGATGCCCTTCAAGATCAGAGGCAGCACTGGGGTGTTTGGCCCCAGGGTCTGCAACAGACCGATGAACTGCTGCTGCTCGTACTCGCGGGCGATGATGCCCAGCGTGGCCGTTGGCAGGAACTTCATGTCCACGCTCGGATAGCGCTCGGGGTCGAACTGCATGTAGCGGAACGCGGCCTTCTGGATGAAGGGGATCAGGAAGTCCTCTTGGAAGTTGACCAGCGTGCGCTTGTACTTCTTGATGATCGTGGCCACGGCCATGCTCATGCCCGCGCCGTCGCGTGTGGCTTGGCTGACCATGCCTTGGCCGTCCAGCGTGCCCGTGGCTTGCAGCAGCATGCGCTCGAACTCTTTGGCCGTGTTCAGGTTGTTCAGACTGGTCTCGCCGAACTTGAACGGGTACAAAATCTCGGCTGGGTTGCCGTTGACCATGAACGCCTTGCCGGGCTTGACCTCGAACTTAGCCCCACGCGGCAGGCGGGTGGCGTCCATACCCATCATAGGGCTGGTCGTCAGCGCCAGCGAGTCCAGATGCGAGCGCACCTGGGCGTCAATCGCCTTTTGCATGTTGTAGGACTTCTCCACCGTGCCACGACCAAGCAGGCGGTTAGGCACCGTGTCGTCTTGGTAGCTCAGGATCGGGCGGTCCTTCATCATGTAGGGGTTCGCCTCGGCCTTGAGCAGCTGGCCCTCGTTGGCGATCACGACAATGGCTTCCACCATGTCAGAGTAGTCGTCGGCCGCGCTGTCCTCGGGGAACAGATCGGTCACTTCGCCGTCTTCGTTCTCGAGCTGCTCCAGATACTCGCGTGGCACCAGGCCGTAATATGTCAACAGACGCACTTTTTCGTCGCGGTACTGGCTCAGCTCTTGCGTTGGCTCCAGATCGGTGTCCTCGGCGGCGGGCTGGATGTTCACCTTGCGGTAGATGCCCTTTTCGATGCCCTCGACCACCTTGTGGATGCCCACATACTTCTCGACCGCCACACCCATGCAGTCGTCGATGCTGGTGCCGTTGGGGTCAAACAAGAAATTCTTAGGGTTGACGGGGTTGATCTTGACGGCAATGCGGCTTTTCTCCACCACACCGATGGCCGCTTGGCCCGGTTGCCCCGGAATCGGCTGCGTGGCCGGTTCAAATATCTTTTCCGTCTTGACGATGATCTCGCCGATGCCCGTGCCGTAGATTTCAGCCATCAGCTCGATCTGATCGATCGATTTTCTGATCTTGTCCTGCTTGAAGTCCTCCATGAGCTGCGCTTTGAGCACCTCAACGTCCAACGGGTTGCCGTTGATGTCCTTCAGGTCGTCCTCGATGTCGAAAAAGTCGCCCTGACCGAAGATAGCCTCGAGAATTTCTGCATGGCGCGTCTCTACCGCCTGCTGCGTAGCTGGCGTGACAATCCTGCTGCGCTCTGACTCACGGGTCTTATCTTCAGAGGCCCACTCACCCCTAAAGATGCGCTCATACTCAAGATATTTATCAAGGTAGTTGGTGTCGCGCCAGTCTCTCCAACGATCACAGTGGCTGACGACGAAGTCCGTCAGCTCCTTGTCGGATTGTGTCGGCTCGTCAAACTCGTTTTGATCCATATCAGACCCCTGAAATTACATCCATCGGCTCCCAGTCGCTGTCGTCGGCGTCCTCAAAGTAGCTTGTGACAGCCAGTTGGTCGATGTAGGACAGTGAATCCGGCAGGTCGTCGTGCACGCCAGGCGAAGGGAACATAAGCAACTGGTCCACGAACACGTCCCAGTCCTCCTCGCTGTTGAGCACGATTCTGCCATGCTCGAAGCGGCCTTGCAACGACCAAATGATTCTATCAGTCTTCTTCCGGTTCCCGTGCGTCAGGTCCACAATGTGGCTGTAGACGTTATTTTTTCTCATCAAATCTGACAAATACGGTAAAACTGCGTTTTTCAGTGCCCCGCGCTCGATTCCGATGCTCAATGGCCGGTAGTCGCGCATGGCCATCAGTATCTTGGACGCCGTTTGGCGGATGTCCCACCGCCCGTGCTGTATCTCTTTGACAAACCAAGTGCCGTCGTCGGTCACCTTGACCACCGCAATCGACGACTCGTCCAGCCTCTTTTTGCTATTCGCCGCCTGTTTGGCCACTTCCTCGAAGCCAGCCAGGTCCACGGCGACGAAATAACTGCCGTAGCCCGGCTCCTCGCCGTATTTCAGCCACTCCTCTTTGAAGACGTCCGCGCCCGCGTTGCTGAACGAGGCAAGGTATTCCTGTTTGACA